TAGAGTACCAAGAAGAACAAGAAAAAAATAAAAAAGACAAGTAATCATTCATTTTATATAAATATAGGTATGAAAGCACTATTAAAAACAGTGCTGATAGTCACTTTTAGTTATAGTTATTTGATAACTATTAGCATTTCTTCTGAATTAAATCACAATTTTAAAAACCCTGCCTTTAGTGGTCAAGGTTATAGTAGCCACGTATTGTCTATTGAACAATTACAACACAATAGAGAAAAAGAAAATAGAGAAAAAAAAGCAGCTGATGAAGCGGCCGCTAAAAGAGAAGAAGCTAATAAAACAATTAATAAATTTCTTACTAACGTTGAGAGTAGAATATACGCCAATCTATCAAAACAGTTAGTTGATAATATGTTTAGTACTGAAGCAGGTGCCGCTAATTCTGGTACAGCTACAGTAGAAGGTTCTACATTATATTGGATTAAAGATACAGCAGCAAATACAATTTCTATTACGGTTACAGGCGCTGACGGTACAACAACTAATTTAACTGTAAAGATTGGAAGTTTTGCTTTTTAATTAGGAATAAATGTTAAAAATTATTAGTATAATATCTATGGCACTGATGTTACAATCGTGTGCTTCATTTTATAGGAATCAACCTTACTATGGTGATTTACCATACGTAGAAGGAACTCCTACAACTAAAATGTTATTAGAATATCCTTTATTAGACCAACCTATTATGACAATTGCTGTGTATAGTTTTCCTGATAGAACAGGCCAAAGAAAACCTAATCAAAACTTTTCTAATCTAAGTACAGCAGTTACACAAGGTTCAGAAGTTTGGTTAATACAGGCATTAAAAAATGTAAGTGATGGTAAATGGTTTAAGGTTGTTGAAAGAGCAGGTTTAGATAATCTTGTGAAAGAAAGACAATTGATTAAAAATACAAGAGAACAATATGATGGTGAAAAAAATAATATGAACATATTAAAACCTATTGTATTTGCTGGATTAATTATTGAAGGCGGTGTAGTAGGTTATGACACTAACTTTGCTTCAGGTGGTGAAGGAGCTAGATACTTTGGTATAGGTGTACACGAAGAATATCGTATGGACCAAGTAACAATATCTATACGATTGATTTCAGTACAAACAGGAGAAATTTTAGTATCTTTATCATCATCTAAAACGATTGCAAGTTATAAATCAGGTATAGATGTATTTAAGTTTTTAGATATGGGTACAAAGGCACTAGAGATAGAACAAGGTGCTGCTGTAAACGAACCAGTAAATTATGCAACAAGAACGGCCATAGAGTTTGGTGTATTGGAAATGATTAAAGAGGGTGAAAGAAAAGGTCTATGGAAAATAAAAAAAACTAACAAAGAAGAAAGCAAAGAAAAAATAAATGAAAACATCAACTAAACTCATTATGTTTCTGATGTTGTCAAGTCCAGTATGGGCTAACGATATATATGTTACTCAATCAGGTAACAATTTAGTATTAGATATAACACAGTCAGGTACAGGTAACACGATTGGTACATTAAATTTACCATCTTCATTAACAGGTGCCGGAACTGATTTTACAATTGTTCAAAATGGTAATACAAACGAGTTAACTTTTGAAGTAAATGGTAATAATTATACAGGTAGTTTTGATGCTAGCGGTAATAGTAATACTGTAACATTTTTATGCGACAGTGGTAATTCATCATCAGGTTGTGATACAGTAACAGCAACAATAAATTTAACAGGCAGTTCAAACACTGTAAGTTTAAGCATTGGTGAGAATGATGATTCTACTGGAACAACTGTTATTAAAAACGTAACTGGTGATAGTAACACTATTACATCTACGATTGATAGTCCAAATGCTGAACAAACTTTAACTATAACTGGCTCAACAAATACAATTACAAATACTATGGAAGGCTCAGGAGTAGGTGAACATAAATTAACACTTAGTCATACTGGTACAGGTGGAACTTTTAATATTACACAAGATGGTCTTGAAAACAAAACAATTAGTTTAACGACTTCAGGTAATAACCCAGCAGTTACAATCGTACAAGAAGATTAATAAATCTTTATGAAAATAATATTATGTTTAATTATGTTTCTATTCAGCAAAAGTGTTTACGCTGGAATAGGTGAAGTTATACTACAAGAAGGAAATACTAAAGTACAAAGAAAGGCCGGCGGCGAAGTTGATTCTAAAAAACAATTAGAAATTTTATCTTATGATACTGTTAAAACCGGCCAAGGTAAAACTGCCATACAGTTTGTAGATGACACACGAGTTGATGTTACAGCACACTCTAAATTATTAATAGATGAATTTGTTTTTGACGCAAGTAATAAAACAGGCAAACTATCTATCAAAGCAACAGCAGGTACTGTTCGTTATGCATCAGGTCAGATAGCAAAAAATAGTCAACAAAATGTTAAGATAGAAACACCAACGGCAACCATTGGTGTAAGAGGAACAGATTTTTCAATGACTATAGATGAGATTGGTGGTTCAACAATTATTTTATTACCATCTTGTGATAAAAATGGTTATTGTTTTGTAGGAGAAATTTCTGTAGAATCAGATGTTGGTCAAGTTATATTAAATCAAGCCTTTCAAGCAACAGTGGTAACTACATCACAATCTAAACCATTAAATCCTTTACTATTAAAAATAGATGAAACATTAATTAATAATATGTTAATCGTATCTAAACCTAAAGAGATAGCAAACGAACAATCTAAAAATCAATTAGAGGGTGTGGCTACTGCTTTAGATTTAGACTTTTTAAAGTTTGAAGGATTAAACACAGACTTTCTAAAAGAAGATAGTAAACAATTTTCAACAATGTTAGATGTAGATTTTTTAGATCAAAATTTTTTAGACAATGTATTAGATCAATTAAATAAAGAATTTGCTAAACAAATTCAATCTGAATTTGATAAACAAAAATCAACAACTACGGCTACATCAGGTAGAGATAGCAATACAGGTATTACATTATTAGATGATAAACCATCGTGGATATTTACAAGAGATGATGGACAAGGTAATAACGTTTATTTAAAATTAGATCAGGAAAATAATTATAAAATAAATTTACAACAAAACGATTTTCAAGTGTTTGATTATACGTTAGGAGGTTCAGGTAATGTTATCTATATTAAACAAAGTAGTCGTTAGTTTATTATTATTCTGTTCTTTTAACACAACTGTTAAGGCATTAACATATTCTCCTAATGGCACATCAGGATTAAATCTTGTTTATAATGGTGGAGTTGATGATTATTTTTTTCAAGTTAATTTACCTTGGACTGTAAATTTTTTAGGAAGTAATTATGGTACTATCTATGTTGGTTCTAATGGTTATATTACATTTTCATCAGGTAACAATACGTATAGTGGGTTTTCTCCTTCCAATCCTGGAGGCCCACATTTAAGTATAATTCCAGGTGATCGTATATTAACTAAATTATATTATGCTCAAATCAATGCTGGAACTTCTGAAGCAAAATTTGTTATTAGAGTGGAAGGATATGATTATTCTAATGCTGCTGTTAGTCACGCATATGAAGTTCATTTTTATTCTGGTAAATCTTATTATGATATTTACTTTGTAGATTCTCCTTCATCAGGAAACCAAAACGGTGGTACATCAGCTATCAGTAATGGATCTTCCTATGTATTAACTTATAGCACAACAGAATTATCTGGAATAAGAATTAATTCCAATGGAACTATATATATTGATACGCCACAATCAGGTATAACAAATAGCCAACAGACAATAGTAAATACTTCTAAGGCCGTATCAGGTTCAGGCATATATGTAAATCAATCTGGCACAGGAGTTATTTTAAATATAACACAACAAGGGCCAAACAATTTAATTAAAGGACAAAATTTATCAGCAGCTGCTCAAATAATAGGTGACTATAATAGTTTAACTGTTAATCAAAACACTTCAGGTAACGTTTTAGGTATTGATGTAAATGGTTCTAATAATACAATTGATATACTACAAAATAAAAATCAAACAGCTGTGTTAGGTATAACAGGCAGTTCTAATTCACTTACAATGGAACAACAAATATTTGGCCTCAGTGGAGAACATTTTGCTAAAATAAATATAGAAGGAAATAGTAATACTGTTGATACATCACAAAAAGATTCAGGTAATAAAATATTATTTACAGATATACAAGGAGACAATAACACAGTTGATGTAAAACAATGGGGAACAGGACAACACTTTTTAGATTTAACGCTTGGTGATAGTAATACGATAAATGTAATACAAGACGGATTAGGTTCACATAATGCTATAGTTAATTTAAGTGGAAATCCTACAACATTAAATTTAACACAAGATGCTAGTACAAATCAAAATTATTATCTACAACAATTATGTACAACAGCAACTTGTAGTGCAACGGTAACACAACAATGATAAAAAAAATATTAACACATTGGACATTTTGTTTTGTAACTGTATTTGTATTGGCATTTATAGGTTTAAAAGACCCTTTAGTAAAAGAGATATTAAGACTCAAATCGTTTGATTTATTAATACAACAAGAGAAAAAAGAATTATCTAAAGACATAGGTGTAATAACACTAGACGAAAAATCTATTGAAAAATATGGCCAATGGCCTTGGAAAAGAGATGTACTTGCTAATCTTATAATTAAACTAAGAGAAGCTGAAGTAGGTGTTATAATGGTTCCAGTTCTGTTCTCAGAACCAGATAGACTAGGTGGTGACCAAGTTCTTATTGATACAATTAAAAACAATGGTGTTATAGTTGCTCAAGTCGGTACAACACAAACAAATAGAAACGCAGTACCAAGAGGCGTGGCGAAGATAGGTGACCCTATACCTTATCTATTTGAATGGTCTGGTATGTTAGGGCCAATTAAAGAGATAGGTCAGAACGCAGATGGTGTAGGAGTTATTAATACAGCACCAGAGAAAGATGGTGTAGTCAGAAGAATACCTTTGATAATGAAGATAGGCGAAGAAACTTATCCAGCGATGGCCATTGAAACAATAAGAGTTTTAACAGAAGCACCTAGTTATCAGATTAAGGCAGGCGATGCTGGTATTATTGCTGTAAGAGTTCCTGGTTTTGAAACAATTAATACAGATGCAAATGCCAGAATATGGTTACATTGGAATAAAAAATTTGAAACACTATCTGCCGCTGAAGATGACTTCTCTAAGTTTAAAGGCCGTACAATCGTAATAGGCCTTACAGCAGAAGGATTGAATAATATAATTGCCACACCAGTTGGTGAACAATATGAATATGTATTGTCAGCCTCAACATTACAAACTGTTTTAGATGGTAAACATATTAAAAGATATGATATAAGTCCTTTTATAGAATTACTTGTGTCTATTGTTATAGGTTTAATTCTAGTTATACTTACAAGATTTACACCTTATTGGATTGTAGGTTTAAATATGTTAGTATTATATGTTGCAAGTGTATTTGGTACCATATATCTATTTAATAATTATTTACTTTTAGCAGATGCAAGTTGGATTATAATAACAATCACCATAGTAGGATTACATAGTATCTTTAATCGTTTTGTTTTAGAGTTTCAATTAAAACAACAAATCAAAAAACAATTTGAACATTACTTAGAACCTAAAATGGTTAAAAGATTACAAGAGAATCCTGAATTATTAAAACTAGGTGGTGAAACAAAAGAATTAACATTTTTATTTTGTGATATTAGAGGATTTACTCCTATATCAGAAAAGTATCAATCTAATCCACAAGGGTTAACAGTAGTCATTAATAAATTTTTAACACCAATGACTGATATAATTATGAAGAATGAAGGAACAATTGACAAGTATATGGGAGATTGTATAATGGCCTTTTGGAACGCACCATTAGATTGTACAAATCATAAAGAGATGGCAGTCAAAACGGCGTTAGAAATGATTGATAAACTTAAAGAATTAAACGACTCTGGTGAGTTCGGCGATAAACTAAATATTGGTATAGGTATTAACTCAGGAAAGGCCGTTGTTGGCAATATGGGTAGTAATCAAAGGTTTGACTATTCAGTACTAGGAGATGCTGTTAATCTAGCGAGTAGATTAGAAGGCGTGAGTAAAAACTATGATGCTACATTAGTGGTTGGCGAAGATACTTATAAAGACATTTCAAATCAATTCAACTTTTCTAAATTAGATGATGTACAAGTAAAAGGTAAATCAAATATGGTATCAATCTATACAGTAAAGGATAACAATGTTAACCCTACTACAAGTAAGAAAGTTAAGAAAGATAGCAAAGAGACAAATTAGAAATGAAAAGAAACTTAAATTATATTATTTACATTTAAACTGGATACAGATAAGAAAACAAAAAGAACGAAGAAGAAGAAGAACATTAACCAAACTATGGAAAATGGAAAGACTACGACTTATGAACAATCAACAACTATTTACTAAAGTAGCGTAGTAAACAATCAAACATAACAAAAGGACAATGTATGGAAATTTTATTTTCCGTAATAATTATTATTTGCGCCGTTTATGTTATAATAAAAAGCTAACAAAGGAGAAAAGAGTACAAATGTATTCCAATTATGTCAAATTTTTACAAAATAATAACCGTTATATTTTTTATTTTAAGTATTTTGATAGGCGCCCAATGGGCACACATAGACGAGCTAATTAACATAAATATAAGTAACAGCAAAAAATACATAACTACGCCTAGCGTACCAAAGTAATTTTTAAATTGCTGATTAAAAAACATCTCTTAGAGAGATAGAACAAGTATGGACAACGACAACTTAGATATAAGAGTAGAGTTAGAAGGTATTAAAAAAGACCTTGAAAACGTTAGCAGCATCAATAACCGTTTAGATATGGCTATTGAGAAACTTGCTGACGTGTCATCTTGTATTAAGTCTATGTTGGCCGTACACGAAGAAAAAATTGAAAGACAAGAAAAAACAGACGAAATTATATTTGAAAAGATAAAAGATAGAGCTGAAGAAATCGATAGTGTCTATAGAGAATTACAAAGAGAAATTAGTCAAGTTGAAAGACGTTTACTCATAGAGATAAAAGCATTACGAAACGATATAGGCAGTAGAGTTAGTATGCTTGAAAAGGCCAGATGGATATTATTAGGTGCTGCCATTGTAATAGTATTTCTAATAACAAAAGACTTCAATAAACTATTAAGCCTATTTAATTAGGTTGACAAATCAGACAAAATGTAGTATATTAATACTGTGTTATGTCATCTTATATTGATTTAAAATTTATTAATTTATTATCGTCTAGGTTGAGTAAGTTCAAAAGAAAAAACGACCACTTATTTAATTTTAGATGTCCTCATTGTGGTGATTCACAGAAGAATAAAACAAAAGCAAGAGCCTATCTTTATAGAGTTAAGAACGATATGTTCTTTAAATGCCATAATTGTGGTATGGGTCAAAATCTGGCCAACTTTATTAAGTTTATAGACCCTAAACTATATAGTGAATTTATATTAGAGAGATATAAAGGATCAGCACCAGCAACACCAGAACCAAAATTTGATTTTAAACCACCAGTGTTTAAAGAAGTTAGTGTTATAGAAGAATTACCTACTATATCAGAATTGCCAGATAAACATCCTGCTAAGAAGTATATTATCAAAAGAAAAATACCAGATAAGTTTTTTGATATACTTTATTATACAGATCAATTTATGTCTTTGGTTAATAAAATTAAACCAAATACATTTAATAATTTTAAAGGTGAACATCCAAGATTAATAATACCTTTCTATGATACAACAGGTAATTTATTTGCATTTCAAGGTAGAGCATTTGGTAATGAACAACCAAAATATTTAACAATTAAGCTTGACGAAACTAAACAAAAGGTATATGGTTTAGAAAGAGTTAATTTTCAAAAGCATATATACATAACAGAAGGCCCAATTGATAGTTTGTTTATAGATAATTGTTTAGCGGCAGCAGGTGCTGATTTAACTTTAAAAACAAATCCTGATAATGTAACTTATATTTTTGATAATGAACCTAGAAATAAAGAGATTGTAAAACGTATGTATAAAATAATTGATAATAATTATAATGTTTTTATATGGCCAGAATCTATACAATCAAAAGATATAAACGATTTAATTACTTCAGGTAAATTAATTCCAGAGGTTAAAAGTATTATAAGTAATAACACATACAATAAGTTATCAGCATTAACTCGATTAAACACTTGGAAGAAATGTAATATATGACAACTGAAAAAATATTAGTTCAGAAAAGAAATTCCAGAGAAAAAGAACCTCTTAATATTGAAAAGATACACCAGATGGTGGAGTTTGCTTGTGAAGATATATCAGGTGTGTCAGCATCACAAGTTGAAATGAAAAGTGGTTTACAATTTTTTGATGGTATATCTACAGATCAAATACAACAAATTCTTATTAAGTCGGCTTCAGATTTAATTTCATTAGAAACACCTAATTATCAATATGTTGCTGCTAGATTATTATTATTCAGTTTAAGAAAAAGTATTTTTAGAAAACTTTGGGACCATCCACACTTATACGATCACACAAAAAAATGTGTAGATAAAAAAGTTTACGATCCAGAAATTTTAAAATTATACGACAAGTCAGAATTTGATCGTATGAATATGTGGATAGACCACACAAGAGATTACAATTTTACATATGCTGGGTTAAGACAAGTGATAGACAAATACCTAGTACAAGATAGAAGTTCAGGTGAAATTTATGAAACACCTCAGTTTATGTATATGCTTATATCAGCAACGATATTTGCAAAATACTCAAAAGAAAAAAGGATGACTTATGTTAAAAAGTATTATGATGCTATTTCGAGGTTTAAAATTAATATTCCAACTCCTGTTATGGCTGGCGTTAGGACTCCTGTTAAGCAGTATGCTAGTTGTGTTCTCGTTGATATTGATGATACTCTTCCTAGTATTTTTAGTGGTGATATGGCTATTGGCCGTTATATATCACAACGTGCCGGCATCGGTATTAACGCTGGGCGTATAAGAGGAATCAATTCACGTATTAGAGGTGGCGAAGTTCAACATACTGGTGTTATTCCATTTCTTAAAAAGTTTGAGGCAACAGTTAAATGTTGTACACAAAACGGTGTAAGAGGTGGTAGTGCAACAGTTCACTTTCCTATTTGGCACCAAGAAATATCTGATATATTAGTTTTAAAAAATAATAAAGGTTCAGAAGATAATAGAGTAAGAAAATTAGATTACTCAATTCAACTATCTAAATTATTTTATCAAAGATTTATTAATGATGAACAAATAACTTTATTCTCACCACACGAAGTACCAGATTTATATGAAGCTTGGGGTACTCCCAAATTTGATAAACTATATGAAGAATATGAAAAGAAAACATCTATTAAAAAGAAAAAAATATCAGCACAAGAATTAATACAAAGTGTTTTAAAAGAAAGAGCAGAAACAGGCCGTATCTATATTATGAATATAGATCATTGTAATACACACTCATCATTTAAAGATACAATTACTATGTCTAACCTTTGCCAAGAGATTACATTACCTACTAAACCAATTCAACATATAGATGGTGATGGAGAAATAGCATTATGTATATTATCGGCGATCAATTTAGGTATATTAAAAGATTTAGATGAATTAGAATTACTGTGTGATCTATCAGTAAGATCGTTAGATGAAATTATAGATCACCAAGAATATCCAGTTAGAGCAGCAGAAATATCAACTAAGGCCAGAAGAAGTTTAGGTATAGGTTATATTGGTCTAGCACATTATCTAGCAAGAGAAAAAGTAATGTACCACGAGAAGGCAGCTTGGAAATTAGTAGATGAATTAACAGAAGCATTCCAATACTATCTATTAAAAGCAAGTAATGAATTAGCAAAAGAAAAAGGTAAGTGTGAGTACTTTAATCGTACAAAATATTCTGATGGTATCTTACCAATTGATACCTATAAAAAAGAGGTAGACGAAATAGTTACTAGAAAACTATCATTTAATTGGGAGAAATTGAGGAAGGATATTGTTGAGACCGGCCTCCGACATAGCACACTCTCGGCTCAAATGCCATCAGAATCTTCAAGTGTAGTATCTAATGAAACAAATGGTATAGAACCACCACGAGATTACTTGTCTATAAAGAAATCTAAGAAAGGGCCATTGAAACAAGTAGTACCTAATTATAGTCAATTAAAGAATTTTTACACCTTACTTTGGGATATGAAATCAAATGAAGGATATATAAATGTAGTAGCAGTAATGCAAAAGTATTTTGACCAAGCAATCAGTGGTAATTGGTCATATAATCCAGAAAATTACGATAGTGGCCAGACGCCATTATCAGAAATGATAAACGACCTATTGACCACCTATAAGTATGGTTGGAAGACGTCCTATTATCAAAATACGTATGATGGTAAGAGAGATGAAGATGAACCGGCACATCCAGTAGGTTTTAAAGATAACGTGCCAGAAACAACACCAACAATTGATGATGACGATTGTGAGTCTTGTAAAATATAATGGAGAAAAATGAGTAGATCAGTATTTAATAAAGCAAAAGGTTTAGATTTTACTAAAGCAAGTATGTTCTTTGGTGAAGATTTAGCCGTTCAAAGATATGATACGTTTAAGTATCCTATTTTTGATAAGTTAACACAGCAACAATTAGGTTTCTTTTGGAGACCAGAAGAAGTATCACTACAAAAAGACCGTAATGACTACTTAGATTTAAGACCAGAACAAAAAAATATATTTACATCTAATTTAAAATACCAAACAATGTTAGATAGTGTACAAGGACGTGGACCTTGTTTGGCATTTTTACCGTTCTGTTCTTTACCCGAATTAGAAGGTTGTATTGTAACTTGGGATTTTATGGAGACAATACACAGCAGATCATACACTTACATTATTAAAAATCTTTATGCTAATCCAGGAGAAATCTTTGACACAATTATAGAAGATAAGAAAATAGAAGAACGAGCCGAGTCTGTAACAAAATCTTATGATGATCTTATTGAAATGGGTTACAAGTATCAATTAACACCAGATAAAGTTGATATGTATGAATTGAAGAAAAGATTATGGAAGGCTTTAATAACAGTAAACATATTAGAAGGTTTAAGATTCTATGTATCGTTTGCTTGTAGTTTTGCTTTTGGTGAATTAAAACTATTAGAAGGCTCAGCAAAGATTATATCTTTTATTGCTAGAGACGAAAGTCAACATCTAGCTGTATCACAAAGAATAATTAATAACTATAAAGACGTAGAGAACGATAAGATGATGTTAAAGATTATTAAAGATACAGAAAAAGAAGTTTATAAAATGTATGATGATGCTGTAGCTTCAGAAAAACAATGGGCAACTTATTTGTTTTCACAAGGTTCAATGATAGGACTATCAGAAAAACTTTTACACCAATTTGTAGAGTATATGGCCAATAGACGTATGAAGGCCATTGGTTTAGATCCTGTTTATGATACTAAGATAAATCCATTACCTTGGGTAGATCATTGGTTGAATAGTAAAGGTCAACAAAATGCTCCACAAGAAACAGAAATAGAAAGTTATGTTATTGGTGGAATTAAACAAGACGTAACTAAAGATCAATTTAAAAAGTTTAAACTATAATGATTACTAAACAAACAAAAACTTGTCCTTCCTGTCAAACTAAATATGTAATAGCGTGGAACAACGAGATACACGAAATGAATCCGATTACGTGTCCATTTTGTAGTCACGAGATAGATGAGGAAGCAAGTGAAACAGACAACGATAGTTGGGATTGATTTTAGTTTAAACTCACCGGCCATTTGTGTCAGTGATGTTAGTCTTAAATTTGAAGATTGTAAATTCTTTTACTTAACAAGTAAGAAGAAACATATAGGTAATATGATGAAGAATATATTAGGTACTGAACATATTGAATATAAAAATCCTATAGAAAGATTTGCTAACCTATCTACTTGGGCATTATCTATCATAAACAAACTAACAAAGCCTAAAATTTTCATTGAAGGCTATTCTTATGGTAGTAAAGGTCAAGCCGTATTTCAAATAGCAGAAAACGGTGGCATATTAAAGTATAGATTAAGTCAATACGATTATAGAATATTAGTACCAAGTGTAATTAAAAAGTTTGCTACAGGTAAAGGTAACGCTGATAAACAAATGATGTATGAACAGTTTACGAAAGATACCAATACAAATCTTATGAAAGCTTTTGATATACCTACACTTAACAATCCGATTACAGATATAGTAGATGCTTATTATATAGCTAAAAAAGGGTATTTTGAAAGTAGAATATGTGAAACTTAAATGAAAACATTAAAAGCTAAAAATCATTTATCTGAAATAAAAATACCAATACAATTGTTTGATGTACAATCTTTAATTACTATACCACCAGATAATTGGTTGGAAAATAGAGTTAAAGAGTTTGGTTATTTTGATAGTTTTGAAAAAGCAGGTATGTTATATCCAATAGTTGTAACTGATGAAAT